CGGCCAATCAAAGTTCGCCGGCCTCATCGGCGGTTTGGGCGGAAGTGAAACGGACGGCGCACGGAAAGCGGCGCGCCGCGCGCGTTATCAAGTTTATCGAAACCCTGACGGTCCCGAGCGGGATGGGTCAGGGGAAGCGGTTCAAGCTGGCGACGTGGCAGAAGGCGTGGATCAGGGACATCTACGAGCCGCATCGGAACGGCCGGCGAGTAACGCGCCGAGCGATCCTGTCCATTGGTCGGAAGAATGGGAAGACCGCCCTGATCGCGGCATTAGCGTTGGCGCATCTGATCGGGCCGGAAGCGATCCCAAACGGTGAAATCTATTCGGCGGCGAACGATCGCGATCAAGCGGCGATCGTGTTCAAATTCGCGCGGCAGATCGTCGAGTGCGATCCCGAATTGATGGCAATGCTCGAGGTGGTGCCATCGACCAAGACCATGGTGGCGCCGTTGACCGGCTCGATCTACCGGGCGGTGTCGGCGGAAGCTGGTACAAAGCACGGCTATCTGCCAAGCCTCGTCATCTACGACGAGTTGGCACAGGCAAAGAATCGCGATCTCTACGATGTCCTCGACACTTCGTTCGGCGCCCGTGAGGAGCCGCTGTTCGTCACCATCAGCACGCAATCGAACGATCCCGAGCACATCCTTTCCAAGCTGATCGACGACGGGCTGTCGAAGACTGATCCGGCAATCGTTTGTCACCTGTACGCCGCGGACGAGGACTGCGCGCTCGACGATGAAGCGCAATGGGTGAAGGCCAATCCGGCGCTCGGCATCTTTCGCGATCGCGAGGACCTGGTCACCGCGGTGCGCAAGGCGATGCGCATGCCGGCGGAAGAGCCGAAGGTTCGCAATCTGTTTCTCAATCAGCGGGTCTCGCCGTCATCGCCGTTGATCGCTCGCGCCGAATGGTTCGCCTGTGCCGCGAGCGGCCCGATTGAATTTGCCGACGGCGAGGACGTCTATCTCGGCCTCGACCTGTCGAGCGTGCTCGATCTCACTGCGCTGGTGATGGGCTCGGTTGACGCGCCGATGCGGGTGCAGTCTTGGTTCTGGAAACCTGCCGATCTCTTGCGTGAGCATAGCGACCGCGATTTCGGCGCCGGCAACCAGCGTTATGTCGAGTGGCGCGACGCCGGCCACCTCAAGACGAGCCCGGGCAAGAGCATCGCGCCAGAGGTCATTGCGCGGTTCGTGGCCGAGCTGACGCAGCGCTACCGAATTCGCGGCCTGGCCTATGACCGTTGGCGCATCGACGAACTGATGCGCGAGTTCGATCGGCTCGGGCTACAGACCTACAAGGACGGCGACAAGGGCGACGGCCTGCGCGTGGTGCCGTGGGGCCAGGGCTTCAAGGACATGGGGCCGGCGATCGACGCGCTGGAGCTCGCCATCACCGAGCGTTCGCTGTTGCATTCGAACAACCCGCTCTTGAACTGGAATATCGGCAACGCCATCGCCACCACCGACCCGGCCGGCAATCGCAAGCTGGACAAGGGCAAGGCGCGGTTTCGCATCGATGGTGCGGTGGCGCTCGCCATGCTGCTCGGGCTGCGCGGGCGCGATCGGCAAACGGACAAGACGATCGACGTGGCGGCGTTGATCGGATGAAGGGCCACAGGAGGATGACCAAATGACGCTGACAATTCTTGACGGACCAACCATTCGCGCGGGCGAGTCGCTTTCTGATGGAGTCGATTGTTCGGCCGGCACCATTGTCAGAATTACCGTGCCGCAAGAATACACCTCCGCAAATCTAACTTTTCAGGTGTCGAGCGACGGTAACTTCTACAACGATTTGTACACGGCGGACGGCGACGAGATCACCATCTCGGCCAATCCGAACACGGGCATCGTGGTGCACGAGGTTTGGACGAGGTCTATCAATTTCATCAAGTTTAGATCGGGCACGCGCGAGCATCCGGTCAAGCAAAAGGGCGACTGTAAATTCGCCATTGCGGTCGAGGCCGCGCAGTCGGTCGCCGCTGCCGCCGCCAAGCCTGCGGCAAAATGAATATGGCGACTAGCGGATGGCCGGTCGACGTGTGGGCGGCTGGACGCCTGATCTGAAAGGAACCTGCCATGGCACTCGGCGGCATTCTCTTAGGCATCATCAACATCGCAATCGTGGTGGTGATCCTGGTATTGATTGGCGCCATCATTGTCATGTTTGCAAGGTGGATGGATTGGCCACTCGATTGGCAAGTGCAGCGGCTCTATCTGCTCGTCGTGGCGCTGATCGCATTGTACATGATCGTGGCGCTGCTGCTCGGTTTCCCGACGCTGCACCTCATCACCACGGGCCCGCGGGTCTAGCGTCGGACGATCGTGGGCGGCATGAAAGAGGGCCTGTGCGCGGTTAGCGTCGCATCTCCATGGCGGTGGTAAACATCCCGCTGTATTCGTCGCGGTCTGCGACGCGTTTGGGCATCACGTCACAGAACCAGGTCCAGCCTCCAGGAATGTGTATTTGACTTTTTGCGTTATCATATGGAGCTCTGGCCTTGATAGCTCTGCTCTCGTCTGTCAACGAGATGTCCTGCAGTTTTTGCGGAAGTTCGGCGAACTGGCCTGTGATCACGTTGAGTTTGAGCGAAGAAGGATAGCCGCATCGCGTTTTGTAAAGCGTGAGCAAGGCCATCTCGTGAACTCTCTTTAGCCCCGGTAGCTTCGCTCTTTCAGAAGCCGACAGCTTGTCTGGGTCAATAGTAAAAGTAGGAGGAGATGGGTTGGGGCTGGCGTCGAATAACCACATGGTCGGTGCGGTCTGGTTGGCGGAGTATACTTGTTCTGCGGTCAGCCTCTTATCTACTTTGCTTGGATCAGGCTTTGCAGGTTCTGGGCGCTCATCTTTGCTAATTTTAACTCCTTCGCGCTTAAGGAATTCTCCGAGATTGTAGTTGTCGCGCTCGGCGACTTGGCCCATCGCGACCAGCAGGTTGGGGCTCGCGAGGACATCTGCCATTGAAAGAAGTGGTGGCGGAGATTTTGTTTCCGTTGTTGCTGCGACTGATACGGTCGGCGGGCTTGCAGCGCAATAGAACCCGGCGATCAGTGCTAAAACTCCGATGGTAGTCTTCACGATGTTTTCTCCAGTTGAGTGATTCGATTATTTGAGCCGACCTGCCGCTTGAGATGGAGTGCGAGCAATTGGGCGATCGGTTTAGGGATGGGACGTTCTCCGATCGCATAGCCTGCCGACGTTCGATGGCAGACGCCGAGTAGGTTGGCAGCTTCCCGTTGCGATAGGCCGAGCGTTTTCAGGGCGCGCTTGTACTGGTGTGAGGTCATTGGTTTTCCAAACTTTCGATGCAGCTGGTTTGATTGCTATCGATTTCCCGGTGCCGTGACCGCAACCTATGCCGCCGTCGCACATGTGTAAACGTTGCATAGTTGTTGAAGTCGGCCAGAAAGTTGGCCTTCGCTGCCAAAAGACGACCATCGGGCCACCGTGAGGCGTCAAATGACGAGTCAACTCCAAGCGCCGTCCGGGCGCGCCACCTGGCACCATTTCTACACCGGCGGCTATTGGCAGCGCCGCCGCCGTCTGCAGCTGCTCGCCCATCCGCTCTGCGCCTTCTGCGCCGAGCGCGGGGCGGTAGCGCGCGCGACCGTGGTTGATCACGTCAAGCCGCATCGCGGCAACTGGAATTTGTTTGTGCTCGGCGAACTGCAATCGTTGTGCGGCCCCTGCCACAATTCGATCAAACAGAGACTGGAGCAGGAAAAGCCCGGCGTCGATGCCGACGGCTGGCCGCTCGATCGGAGATGATCCGTTGTGCCGATTTTGCAATGGCGTTGCGCGCACGGTGAGGCTGCACCTGTCACGCTGGCGTGCGCGCGTCGCGTCGCCATTGCGCCGCTCGATGACTCAGTGGACAGCAACGCGGTCAGAATCAAAGGCGAAGGCGTTATTGAGTCGTTCGGCGAGGGCCCGCCGGTCGTCAAGCGGGTGATGTTTCCGGCCGGCGTCACGCTGGTTCACAATCCGCCGCAACTCGAACTTCTTACCGGCGCCGATCGTCGGATCATCGCGCCGGCCATTGGGCTCTATGCCTGCGTGGGCGGCAATGCCTGGTACGAAGTGCATTTCACCATGACGGGCCGCGACGAGGTCTCGCGCCGGATCGATGAGATCGAACGCCGGCTCACTGACATCGAGGGCGCGATTGGCGAACTCGACGAGGCGCTACGGGCGCGAGGCGCCACCGGCTGACTACCCCATAAATGCAACGTAGGAGTCCGACATGCGCGCGCAGCTTCGCCGCGCCCAACGCCAGGGCGATCTATATCCCGAGGATGACGAGTCTTATGAGGATTTCATGGATCGTTGTTCGGACGAACTCGGCGACGAGGATGTCTGTCAGCTGATCTGGGAGGACCGCGGCGCCAAGGACGGGGATATCTGTCACAAGACCCATTCCGGCAAGGTCGGCGGCGGGCTCGAATACGTGCTGTCGGACGAGACGCCCGATCGCATGGGCGACGTGATCATGGCCGACGGCTGGGACCTGACTAACTTCAAAAACAATCCGATCGCGCTATTCGGGCACAACAGCACTTTCCCGATCGGCAAGTGGAAGAACATTCGCGTCGTCGACAAGCAGCTGCGCGGCCATCTCGAGCTCGCCGCGGCTGGCACCAGTCCGCGCATCGATGAAATCCGCGCACTGGTCGACGCCGACATTCTGCGCGCCGTCAGCGTGGGCTTCCGTCCGAAGGAGACCAAGCCGCGGCCGGAATCCGATTTCGGGCTATTTTTCACCAAGGCCGAACTGATGGAGACCAGCTTAGTCTCGGTCCCGGCCAATCCGAACGCGCTGGCGATCGCCAAGTCGCTCAACATTTCGCCTGCCACTATCGATGCTGTTTTCGCCGGGAAAGGCAATGGAAACGGCAATCGACGACGCAGGTCAACCGGCGGGCAAGCCGATACATCACCGCTTGTAAGAAAGGGCACGACCATGCAGTCGTTTGCTCCAAGGATCACCGCTTCCGAGCAACGCGTCAATGCGCTGCGCGATCAACTCACCGACCACTGGGGTAAGATTGACGAGACCAACGTCAGCGACGATCAACTGAAAGTCGCCAACGAAATCACCGACCGGATTACGCAGGAAGAGCGTACCCTTACGGCACTGCGCGATGCCGAGCGCCATCTCGGCGTCACGTCGGACGACGGAGCCGGCTCTCGCGCACTCGTTCCGGCGCGGGCGGCACAATCATCGATCGCGCTCGCCGCGCCTGCGGTGCTGACACCGCGGCCGTTCAGCCTGCCGCCGAAAAAGCAACTCAGTCCGCTCGACCATCTAGTGCGCGCCGGCACCGTGATGCTCAAAGCGCATTGCGATCGTATGCCATTCCACCAGAAGCTGGTGGAAATCTACGGCCAGGATGAAGGCACGCGCGCGGTGCTCGAATGGACGCAGCGCGCCGCTTCTACTATAGCGACGACGACGCAAACCGGCTGGGCCGCCGAGCTCGCCCAGACGCTGTTCGCCGCCTTCATGGAGGTCCTGTATCCGAAGGCGATCTATCCGCGGCTGGCGGCCAAGGGACTGTCGCTGAGCTTCGGCCCTGCGGGAAAAATCCTCATTCCGACGCGCGCGACCACTCCGACCGTCGCCGGCTCGTTCGTCGGCGAAGGACTGCCGATTCCTGTTCGCCAGGGTTTGTTCACCTCGCAAACGCTGACGCCCAAGAAGATGGCCGTCATCACCACCTGGACCCGGGAAATTCAAGACCACTCGGTGCCGGCGATCGAGGGCTTGTTGCGCGACGCCGTGCAGGAAGACACCGCGATCTCGCTCGACTCCGTGCTGCTCGACGCCAACCCGGCGACGGTGGTTCGGCCGGCCGGCATCCTCAACGGCATCGCTGGCCTGACGCCGACCGCGGGCGGTGGCTTCAATGCCCTGACCGGCGACATCAAACAAATCTCCGGCGCGCTGCTCACCGGCACCAAGGGCAATGTCCGCAATCCGGTCTGGCTGATGAATCCGGTGCAGATCAACAGTGCCCTCTATGTTGCCTCTCCCGGTGCGGGCGTGTTTCCGTATCGCGAAGAACTGCAGGAAGGGCGATTGGGCGGCTGGCCGGTTATCGATTCCGGCACGGTCCCGGCCGGCACCGTGATCGCCATGGATGCGGCGGACTTCGTTGCGGTGGGCGGCGATGCGCCACGCTTCGAAATCAGCGATCAGGCGACGCTGCACATGGAGGACACCACGCCGCTCGACATCGGCACACCGGGCTCGCCGGCCACGGTAGCGGCGCCGGTGAAATCGATGTGGCAGACGGACTCACTTGCTCTTCGACTGATCCTGCCGACCAACTGGACGATCCGCCGCGCGGGCGTTGTTGCGTGGGTGGCCGGCGTGACTTGGTGAGATTGTTTGACTTAGCTAATGGTGTAGAGTGCTCTTCGCTGTGTAGTTCAGTGGAGAGCACTCATGCCCAGAGGATCAAATGCACTTGTTATCAAGCGTGGCGACCGCTTTGGTCAATTGACGGTCATCCAGGAAGTGGAAAGGCGCGATGGTAGACGCGTGTTCAAACTGAAATGCGACTGTGGCCAGACAACAACTGTAGTTTTGTCATCGCTTAGACTCGCTCGTGGAGCTACTCAATCGTGTGGTTGTTTGGCGCGCGCCAATGCCGTGAAGCATGGATTGGCGCATTCGCCGACGATGCGTGTTTGGTGGGGGATGCATCAACGTTGCAATAATCCAAAAGCCGTATCCTATCCATTGTATGGCGCGCGCGGCATCAAGGTATGTAAGCGTTGGCACAAATTTGAAAATTTTGTTGCGGATTTAGGCGTGCGACCAAGTCTCGCTTATACGCTCAACCGCATAAACAATGATGGCAACTATGAACCAGGAAATGCTGTTTGGACTAACGATAAGCAAGAACAGGTTCGCAATCGTCGCAAAAAGAAGGGTGCGACTAGCCAGTTTTATGGTGTGAGTTGGCATAAGCATCGGAAGGCATGGCAATCGCGAGTTTCCATTAGTGCAACAGAGCGACGATCGTTGGGTTATTTCGATGACGAGGAAGAGGCGGCCCGCGCTTATGACGCGGCAGCTCGTGGGTTCAAAGGATTCCGCCTGAACTTTCCCCCGTAAACAGAAGGAGAACCATCGTGACCGACACCGATCATCAAGCACAGGCGCAAGAACGAGCTCGCGCCACCGAAGTCCACACGGAAGCCGTCAAGAAGCGCCTCGCCGACGAGCGGCAAGCGCGCGAAAAGGCGCACGCCGAACGCCGCGATGCGCTCGACAGTGGCAACGTAAAGCCAACACCTACTCAACTCGAGAATGATCTTGCGGCATCTGGCGTGCATGTAGTTGACAAGGAACCGGACGGATCGCCGCCCGATCCGGGTATTATACAGGGGGTGCCGTTGGGCAGCCCCGCCGGCCATACCACCACCACACGGCACATCGAGCCAGCCAAGCAACCGGTGAGCCGTAGCACCTATCCGACCCGCGCCACGACAGCGACGCCCGAAAAGCATGACTGAGACGGCTGTCGCCAAGCCGCGGATTCGCGTCAAGGCCAGGAGCGTTCCGACGCTCACCAAGGCCGAGGGCGAACCGCACGCCGGCCCATGGCTGCTGCCGGTCACCGGCGGCTGGCTTCCGGCCGACGTTGGCGACAGCTGGAACTGGTGGCAGAACGGCTACAACGTCCAGGGCACCTCGACGCAGTCCGCCATGGTCGAGGCCTGCGTCTCGGCCTATGCGCAGACCGTGGCGATGCTGCCCGGCGAGCACTGGCGACTCAACGACAAAGGCGGCCGCGAGCGCGTCAAGACTTCATCGCTCTCGCGGCTGCTACGCCATCCCAACGATTATCAGTCGATCAGCGACTTCATGCTGAATGCGACGCGCTCGCTCTACCTCGAAGGCAATGCCTATGCACTGGCGCTGCGTAACTCGCGGTTCGAGATCGACGAACTGCATCTCATGGACCCGATGCTGTCGTATCCGCGGCTCGGCAATAACGGTGAGATTTTCTATCAGTTGCACGGCAACCAGGTTGTCGAGAAGCGGTTCGGTCCCCAGGCATTGATCGTGCCGCAACGCGATGTGCTGCACATTCGCTTGCACACGGTGCGGCATCGCTACCCGTCGCCTTTGGTTGGCGAGAGTCCGATCATCGCGGCCTATAGCGACATCGGAGTCAACAGCGCGATCGCTCGCCAGCAGTTGCAGTATTATTTGAATGAGGCGCGACCATCGGCAGTGATCACGACTGACCTTGATCTGAAGAGAGATCAGCGGGATGAGCTGCGCGCCGAGTGGAACGAGCAATCCAAGAAGCTGCACCAAGGCGGGACGCCGATCCTCACTCATGGCCTGAAAGTGGCGCCATGGTCGGTGGGCAGCAAGGACGGCGCCACCGCCGACATGATGAAACTATCGAACGAGCACATCGCGCTCGCGTTTCGCATCCCGTTGCAAATCCTCGGCATCGGCGGCACCACTTACAGTTCGACCGAATTGCTGATGCAGAGTTGGATTTCGAGCGGGCTCGGGTTTGCGCTCAATCACATCGAGGAGGCGATCGGGTTGCTGTTTGGCCTCAAGGGCCAGCCCGACGAATACGTGGAATTCGATACCGCGGCGCTACTGCGCTCAGCGATGAAGGATCGCATCGAGAGCCTGGCGCGCGGCGTGCAAGGTGGCATCTTCGCGCCGAACGAGGCGCGCAATTCGGAAGGGTTCGACAGCGTCGAATTCGGCGACGAGCCCCGCGTGCAACAACAGGTCGTGCCGCTCAGTCAGGTTGGAAAGATTCCTGCCCCACCCGCGCCAGGCGCGCCACCACCCGCACCCGAGGACGCCGCGACCGAACCCAAACCGCCGCAGCCGCCGCAGCCGCCACCAAAAGGCAATCGCGATGACATTGCACGAGAGGTCCGAAACCTTTTCGCAAGCGCCGACCGGATCGGACGCCGCCGACTGTCTGCTTGAGGCTTGGCGTGAAGCGCTCGCCGAGGTTCTCGACACCGAGCGTCGGCAATGGCAGCGCGAGCGCGCTCTGATCGAGGCGCAGGCGGCCGAGGCCGCAGCGCGGCTGCGCGCTTTCGAGGCGCAGGCGGCCGAGACCGTCGCCACCCTTCGTGCGGAGGTCGTCGAACTGCGCGCCAACGTCACGGCCCAAGTGATGGCCCAAGTGATGGTCCAAGTGATGGCGCGGCTCGGCGAGTTGAAGAGCGGCGCCGACGGCGCGCCGGGCACTGCCGGCCCGCAAGGCGAGCCCGGGCCGCAAGGGGAACGCGGCGAAGCTGGTCCACAAGGAGAGCGCGGTGAGCAGGGCGAAAAAGGTAATTGCGGCGAAGTTGGCGCGACAGGCGCTCGCGGAGAACAAGGCGAAGCCGGCGCGGCAGGTGAGCAAGGAGCGACAGGCGAGCGCGGAGAGAAAGGCGAAGCCGGGGCGACAGGCGAGCGCGGAGAACAAGGAGAGCGCGGAGAAAAAGGCGAAGCCGGCGTGGCCGGGTTACCGGGGCCGCAAGGTGCGGTTGGTGCGCCGGGGCGTCTGAGCGCGGCGAAAGCATTCGTTGAGGGTGCGGTCCATTATGAGGGCGACGTCGTCCTGGCCCTGGGTGGCACTTGGCAAGCGCGCTGCGACACCGCCCGCGCGCCGCCGCATGAGGACTGGCTTTGCATCGCCGCCAAGGGGCGCGATGCGGCGACGCCAAACGTGCGCGGCACCTTTAGCGAGGGCGAAACCTATGCGGCGCTCGACATCGTCGCGCTCGGTGGTTCGAGCTTCATCGCCCGGCGCGATGGACCCGGAGCCTGCCCGGGCGAGGGCTGGCAGCTGATCGCCTCGGCCGGTAAGTCGGGCATCAAAGGACCGGCTGGCGAGCGCGGAGAGAAAGGCGAAGCCGGGCCGCGCGGGTTGCCGGGTGCGGCGGCGCCGGTGATCGTCGGTTGGACGATCGATCATGAGGCTTATGCGGCCACACCGATCCTCTCGGATCAGAGTCCAGCCCCACCGCTTGAACTGCGCGCACTGTTCGAGCAGTTCCACAACGAGGCGCGCTGATGGCTGATGTCTGGGTCAAGGTGCTGACGCCGGCCAATAGCTATGCGCTACTGACGCTTGCCGAGCTCAAGGCGATGTTCAATCTATCGCCCACGGACACGAGCGAAGACGCGCTGCTGCAAATTTGGATCGATCAGTACAGCGACGTCGTCGCCACCATGTGCAATCGCGTGTTTGCTTATGAGACGGTCGAGGAGACTTGGCGCGCCGAGCTGCCGCCGTTCGACCGGGCACGCTTGTTCTTGACGCGCTATCCGGTCGCCGACGTCGACATCACGGCAGTGGAGTCGCCGCGCGGCAGCATGATCGATCCGACGGCTTACGAAGTCGAGAACGAAACCGGCAAACTGCGCATCGATGGTGATGCCTGGACCGAGCCGGTGATGGTCACCTATAGCGGGGGCTATCATCTGCCGGATGAGGCACCGCCAGCGCTCAAGGCGGCCACCGGGTTATTGATCCAGGCCGCGCGCCTGCAGATGCGGATGGGCATGACCAGCGGCATGCGGCAAATCGCGCATCGTGAATCACGCGTGACGTTTTTCGATCCGGTGCAAATGCTCGGCAAGGCCGGCGTCGCCGGACCGCTGGAGGCCGCCACCGAGACCGTCAACGCCCTGCTCTACAAATACATGAGGTTCTATGTTTGAGGTCAAACTCGAAGGCGGCGATGCGGTGGTGAAAAACCTCGACGCCGTGATCTACAAAATCCACTCGCTGCAAACCTATATGCCGCGCGAGTATTCGAACTGGCGCATCGAGGACATGAACAGCAAATTCCCGGATGCTCACGTGAGCAAGCGCGGCCACACGCTGCGTCTTAGCCAGCGCATCTACAATCGCGGCCGCGGCTTCAAGGCGAAGCACCCGCGGCCGAAGCATCGCCGCCGCCGCGGCTATTCCCGGCGCCCGGTCCTGCGCACCGGATTAATACTGGCGCTCAATACGCGGATGACCGATCTGCTGCACGAGACTGTCCAATGGCTGTGAATTTCGACATCCTGATGCAAAGCGCGGTGTTCGACTTCTATGCGATCCCGGTCACGTTCACGCCGCTGAAATCGCAGCCCGGCCAGCCGGCTTATGAAGGTCGCGGCATTTTCGGCACCTATGACGCCGACGTCGCCGCAAACGATGGCTCGATCCTGACCGACCAGCGCACCATTCTCGACATCCGCGAAAGCGAGTTTGCGGTGCTGCCGGCGCAGGACGATCACTGCACCATTCCGTTCGACTGCAACGGGATGCCGCGCGGCGAATATCAGATCATCGATGCGGCCAGCAACGGCGGCGGCCAGACCATGTTGACGATCCGCAAATACGAGACGTTCGAACGCTGATGGGTGTCACCGACACGCAGAGCTATTCGCTGGTCATCCGCGATGTGTTCTTCGATGCGGTCGCTGCTGATCCGTTCTTTGCGAACTACACCAAGCGCAAGACCCCGATGCTGCGCGTCCAAGTCGATCTTCTGCCCTATCTCGGCGTCTACTTCGCCGGCGAGGACATGCAGCCTGACGGCGACTTCAATGCCGGCGCGATCCGCTTCAGCCACACAATGCAGATCGGCTTCTCGGTGATGATCGCGAACAATGACCAGGTGGCGTGCGAGCTCATGCTCGATGCTGCTTACTGGCGGATCATGAACCGGCTCTGGCCCGACCAATACATCATGAACTTGATCAACACCTACAATCCGACCACCGGGACGAGCAATCCCGACAACGTCATTATTGAGGGCATTACCCGCGGGCACCGCCGTTTCGTGTACGGCAATGCGGCCCTCGCCAACGAAACACCCGTGGGTGAGCTTCAATACGACGTCTGGATTTTCGGCCGCACGATTTGGTCGCCGGTTATCACCGACGATCTTGCGCAAATCCACGTCGAGACCGGCATCAAGATCGGCGACACCCAAGACGAGATGGACAAGCGCCTGCAGTTCAAGGGCGACTATCTGTTCGACATTTCCAAGCGGCCACCGAAAAAGGAGAAAACACCATGATCGACCAAGTGACGACGGTTTCGCTGCGCGGCCAGCGTCAGCGCGATCGCTTAGACAGACTGCGTGCCGCGGTCCCGCCCGGCATTCGCGTGACGCCAAGGGACGCCGACATGCGCCGCGTGCTCAAGCATCCATCGGCCGGCGGCTTCCGCGCCGAGGGCAGCGCCACCTGGCCGAACGACCGCTTTACCAAGCGGCGCTTGGCCGATGGCACGGTCACGCGCGACGAGCAGCGCGACGAGTCGCAAGAGAAAAAGCTCGAGCAGGGCGCGTATCACCGCCGATCGCCGCCGCCCGGCAATACACCCTCATAAAGCGCAACAGCAAAGAGGCTTGAGCGCAACAGCACAGAATTGAAAGGACAACCGCCATGCCGGTTTCATTCGCGAATATCCCCGCCAACATCAAGGTGCCGCTCTACTGGGTCGAGGTGGACCCGTCGATGGCGGGCCTGCCGACGATCAACCTGCGGGCGCTGCTGGTCGGCATCATGACCGCCGACGGCGACGCGCCGTCCGACATCCCGCTTCCGATCTCTAGCCAAGCGCAGGCCGATCAAGCCTTCGGCATGGGCTCGGAACTGAGCCGGATGTTCAAAGCCTTTTTTGCCAACAACTTTGCCAACGAGGTTTGGGCCTTGCCGGTCAAGGAGCCGGTCGCGGCCGCCGCGGCTACCGGCACGATCACCGTCACCACGGCACCGACTGCGGCGGGGACCATCCATCTCTATATTGCCGGCGAGCACGTCCCGGTGAATATCTCGCCGACCGACGCGGTCGACGAGATCGCGACGGCGCTCGAAGATGCGATCAATGCCAACGTGACTTTGCCGGTCACGGCCGCCGCCGCCGCAGGCGTGATCACGCTGACCTCGGTGTTCAAGGGCGTGAATGCCAACGACATCAGCGTCTCGCTCAATTACTACGGCAGCCGCGGCGGTGAGCAGACGCCGGTTGGGCTCGGCATTACGCTGCCGGTGACCGGCTTTCTCACCGGGGCCACGGGCGTGCCCGACTTCACCACGGCCATTCTCAACATCGGCGAAGAGCCATTCGAATATGTGGCGATGCCCTATACCGACAGTGCCTCGCTGTTCGATTGGGACCAGGAATACGGGTTCACCGACCAAGGCCGCTGGGGTTGGCAGCGCCAGCTATTTGGTCACGTGATCTCGGCCAAGCGCGGCGATTATGCCGACCTGATCTTGTTCGGCGAGGGCAATAACTCGCCGGTCGAGTCGGTCATGGCCTTTGAAACGGCGAGCCCCTCGCCGTGCTTCGAATGGGCCGCCGCCTATGCCGCGAAAGCGCAACGCGCCTTCATCAACGATCCGGCACGGCCGCTGCAATCGCTCTCGCTCAATAAAATCAAGGCGGCGCCAGTCCATCAGCGGTTCGACTTCGTGGACCTCAACTCGCTGGCGTCGAACGGGCTCGCCACCCAAAAAATCGGTTCCGACAACCAGCCGATGATCGCGCGAGAACAAACGACCTACCAGCTCAACCTCTACGGCCAGCCTGACGACGCTTATGAGCTCATGACGACGCTGGCGACGCTGGCAACGCTGCTGCGCAGCCAGAGGCAAGTCATCACGTCGAAATTTCCGCGTCATAAGCTGGCGA